AATGACCGGATGCAGGTCGTAGCGGTTGATTGCCTCAAGCTCTTCGAGGAGCGGCAGATAATCGTTCCAATGGGCGTCGAGAAAGAAGATCGTATCGTGTCCAATTCCGTGATGCGGGATGAACCAGTTCATGCAGGCATCGCTGCTGCCCTCGAACATTTCGACGTAGACCTTCTCTCGCTTGAACTTCTCCTTAGCTCTCTCAACCAAGTCATGGTTCAGCTCGCATGAAACGGTCTTGAGGAAGTTCTTGGCCAACCAAACGGTAGTGTCCGCTTCGTGAGTGCCGGTTTCGACAGCAGTCGTCAGCTCGAAGCGTTCTTTGAGGTAAAGAAACTCCTGCTCGATGAATGTGTCTCCATTGAAAGGTGAACCCATAATTTTAGTCGGCTAAAGCACAGTCTTCCTGATCCGCAACTCGCGGGAAAATTGTGAAGCATTTCAGATGCTGGCGGCTCTTGAAGTACATCTGCAAATCGATTGGGGCGAAGACCTCTTCGTTCGTTTCGATGAGAGTCTTGAGAGCCTTTTTTCGGACGATGTAGCAGTGAGTGCAAAGCGGCATCCCCTCGAAGAGGTTGGAATCAAATTCCTTGCCCATCCTACCGCTCGCGCAGCAGGAGCCAGGATAGAGGATATCCCAATCCTCGGGCAGCTTTGTCAGCGCACGTTCGATTGTTTCGCGCCAATGAGGACGGAACAGGATGTCATCCTCTAAGACCATCACCATGTCCGGCGTGGAAGGATCGAAATCCAGCGCGTTCCATAGCATCCAATGGGACATCGTGCATCCAACGTGCTTGGAGCAGATGAGGTAGCCTGAGCCGGGAGCATCCACCTCGTACGGAATGCTCGCTTTCAGACCGGACTTCGCGCCGTTCAGGCCATAGAAAATGCGGTAGTCCGTGATTCCGGCGGAATCTAGGTTTCTTTGTAGGCGCGGGATGCGAGAACTACCTCGCATCGTGATAACGACCGTTTGCACGGGGTTATTTCAGTTTTCGATAGATGGCAAAAACGCTCTCGCTCAGGTCAAATCGCGAGACAAATTCGCAGCGTTTCAGGACGAACTTGAGAGCAGTCTGGGTTGATTCCCAGTTCACATCGTCCATCACGATGTAGCCACCAACCTTCAGCTTCGGAAGCCAGTTGACGACATCGCTCGTAGACGGCCATTCGGCGTGATTGGCGTCGATGTGAACCATGTCCATGTCAGGCAGGAATCGCGACGCATCCCATGAGGACATGCGGCAGAACTGGATGTGCTTCACAACCTGCGCGCGGACGCAATGACCAACGAACGATTCGTAATGCTTGTCCAGATCGAGTGTCGCCCACCAGTCCTGATTAGCACTCGTCTCGTCGTCGATGCAGTCCTCTTTCTTCCAAGAGTCGATGGCGTAAACGGTTCCGCTTCCATTCAGCTTGCAGGCTTGAGCAAGAGCGAGCGTTGACTTGCCCTCGAAGACGCCAACTTCGGCGATACGCTGCGGCTTGGTTTCGAGAACAAGTTTGGCAATTTCCAAACCTTTCTTCGGGTCGCACCAGCCGCCCATCTTCGGGAAGTTGTCGGCGATGAATTGGACGATGTTTTCTTCGTTTCCCATAATTCTTATCCCTGACGCGCCAAGTTGGACTCGGCAGTTGCATTCGCTCGCTGAATATCAGCGGTTGTCTTGGCATTCCGGCGAGCCAAGTCGGCCATCGCCTTCGTGTTCTGACGCTGAATGTTGGCCATAGTCTCGGCATTCTGGCGAGCGATTTTCGCCTGAACCTCCGCATTCATCACGGCGGTGCGAGGATCGACTCCCTGCTGGATAGCCATCGCCTGCTGTTGCTGCGCCATTGCCTGCTGCTGCTCGGCCAGCATCTGACCAAGCTGCTCAACGGTCTGGACAAGCATCTGGAGCTGTTGCGCGTAGGCTTCGACCTGAGGACGACGAGTAGGATCGGTGGACAGACGAGCCAGATGATCCTGAACGTGCTGACCAATACCTTGCAGGAAGAGCATAATCTCCTGCGGATTGCCGCCCTGCTGAATTGAAGACGCAGCCTCGTTCGCTGCCGCAAGATGCGTGTCGATGTGAACGATTTGATTCTGCGTGTCCGTGACGATTGCCATGTTGCCCTGGCGGAGCGACGAATGTTCCAGAACAGCCAGCGCGGTCTGATCCTGAACTCGCGAAGACTGAATCTGAGTCGGCAGATAACGATCCACCATTTGTTGGCCAACCTGAGCGGCGATGTAGTCGCGCAAGAGGCTGACTTTGCCGCCTTCGGGAAGAGAACCGAGAAGTCCGAGTAGAGAGCCAAGGAGCTGCTGCTTCGCGAATTGAGAACCTTGGCCGACCGTGCGAGTCGCTTCCACGAAGTCGATATCAAGCATGGCTTGAACTGGAACGCCTCGTTCGGCGCAACGACGCTGGAACTCGATGGCATCCTTATCCGACTTGGTAATCGGGTTCAGGTTGGGATTGGAGGCTCGGTTGTACCGCTCTTCGAAGAAGGAATCGAGCTGGTTGTAATACCGGCTGAGCTGCGTCTTACCGATTGCTGACTGCTGCGCCACGATGGCTTGGATTTCAGTCGCAGTTCGCGGGTTGCCAGCCGGTTTGTTGAGCGATTGGCGATACTGAGAGAGATTGCCCTGAAGAACATTCTCAAGGTCCGCGTTGACCGCCATAGGAGCATCCAGAACGCCAGCAATGTTCTGCTGAATGACTTCGTAGTCGGGCGGGAGAATAGCATACGGTCCTTGCTGAACGACGCTGGTCTTGCTGAGAGCGTTCGGGTTGAGGGGACGGAAAAGAATCTGGGTGCGAGCGAATGCGCTGTCCACCATTGAGCAGCGGAGCCGGTTCTTAAGCTCCATCGCCTGAAGCATCTTGATGCCAAGACCCTTCACGCCGTGATGCTCGCCGTCACCACGGTCGTAATACATCGGATGAATGATCTGCTCCCACCGCTTGTAACGGCGCAGCTTCCGATACATGAAGTTCTCGCTGTCCCGCTCATCGATGATGGCATGGCTGATCTGGCCATCGAACTCCTTGTAGAAGATGTGAGACATCAGCACGACCTCTGACCGTGCGGAGAACGTGATGTCGTTCGAGCGGAGCTGACGTTGGAAGAACTCCCAATCGTACTGAACGCCGGAACGGTACGGCTCAGGCATCGCAGCACGGATACGCTGGCGAACATAGTCCACGTTCCAACCGGCAGCAGTTGCAGCTTTCTCGTCTTGAATCTTCTCGAACAGATCATCGACGCCCATGCGAGTACGGACGCAGGCCACCTTCCAGTCGCTTACATTGGACTTGGTGCCATCGGGGACGAGAAGGTCCGTCGCCATGATGGCTTTGCATCGCCAATTGGAGCTGTCTTCGAAGATTAGCGGACCATTGCCAATAAGGACCATTTCACGCTGCGAAAGCTGCATGATGTAGTCGAAGTCCTTGTCCAGCTTCTGGAGGCGGTCGAACTCCTCGGTAATGATCTTCGACCATTCCTCCCGCTTATCCATGTCGTTGCCGTAAGCGGTACGAATGTTGGCGTAGGTCGGAACCTCGGCGAACACATCGTAGAAGGCTGACATGGCCAACGTGAGGAACGCTTCCGACTCGCGAAAGTTGACGTTGGTGCGGAACGCTTGGTTGTTTCGTCGCAACTCCGCTGGATTGTACGGAGGATTGCCGTCAACAAGACCACGGAGCTTTGCGCGGGTGCTATTCCGCAGCTCGTCGGCCATGATGAGCTTCTGGAAGATTTCGCGCGCTGACGCCGCGTCGGCTATGCGCGTCTCTGGCGCTTTACCGTCTTCGTTGAGGGTTTCAAGCGGCAGTTGGGCTAGGTTTCCGTACATGGTCGTTTTTTCCAGCAGTGAGCTGGCAAGTTTGCGTTCTCTGTAGCGTCCGTAAATTTATGGAGTGTTTCAATGGGAAACCACACCATGCTTCTGATGAAGCAACCACAAAATTCACAGCTTTGAAGCTGGTCGTCTAGTGGCGTTGTTCCGTGTTGAGAAAGCGTTCTAACAGCTTCCTTGAGGACGCGAGCGTTACATCCGGTGCATCCAAGCGGTTTCCGGTTGAACTGACATCCGGCGCAAATGCTTGCTCTTCGAATCGCTTCTGCCTGATCTACCTTGCCGCCGCCAACGGTAAGCCCATGAATCAGGCTCATGCTGAAGCGGATAACGTCTCCGATCTGAAGAGATTTCAGACCTTTTGGCTTAGGAATCTCAACTTCGTCGTAGGAGCAGTCGGCACCGTTACGGCACTGATACTCGGTGATTAAGATGTCGAGGTTGTCTGGAACTTTGACCGCATTGGCGGCATAATGGTTGCGGACGAACTCGCGGAGCTGTGGCAATGAACCGGCGGGTATCTCGATTCCGGTTTCAGGAACGCGGTAGTTCCATCCGCCAGGGATTACATTGTGTTCATTGAGAATCTTGTAGCCGCTCATACGTCCCCGTCGTAGTAAATGGAGTCTGCGTCCCTCACCAGCTTTTCCCATACCTTGTCAGCTTTTGTTGCTCGCGGTTCAAAGGAGGCGGTTTTACGCACCAGATCAAGCAAGACTACAGCAGCGTCGGCCAAGTCAGGCGATTTGCCAGTCCTTTGCTTCATCACAGTCTTCGATTCGACGGATATCTTCCGCTTGGAATCGTCGAACATTCGCGCACAGAACTCCTGCAACGTCTCGATGTCCATGCCGCCGACCCGCTCCTCGACGACCCATTTACGCATCGAGAACCAGAGTTCTGTCACCTTGCGGTCGTATGCCTCATTGCATGGCCTACTATCCTCGTCGCTGACCGGAATGGTCGATGGAGAGCCGCCGAACTCAACGCGATGAACCACACCCCATTCGCGTGTCAGAATGTCCGCCAGACCGCCACCCTCACCGCTTGAATCGAGAGCGAACTTATCGGGTGGAACACCGCGCTTGTTGCATTCCTCTTTAACTCGATTGGCTATCTGGTAATGGACCGGCTCGGTGAGCTGCGCGTTCGGTGATATCTGGATGATGTCCTGAAAGAGAATGCTCAGCTTGTCGTTGGCAGTGCCTACCTTGGCAAAGCGAAGGACGCATCTATCGCCGCCGAAACCCGGATCAAGACCGGCAACAATTTGGACGTTTGTAGTAAACACCAAATTTTTTGTAGGTGTGTGCGTCTCGATAAGCGACTCGGACAGCACCGTCTTGACCATGCCGTCAGGACTCCAGAATCCGCGTGTGTACTTCCAGAACGTAGGACTCTGCTCGCCCTCATGGCGCATCGCTGACAAGACCTGATCTTGAGTGATGAGATATGGGTACTTCGTTCGCCCCTCGGTGATGTTCGGCGACTTCATGCCGTCGAAACGTCGGCACATACCGCGTTCCGTCAGCCAATGCTGATCTTCAATCGTGACGCTGCGCCATCCTTTTGCCGGTGTGCAGAATCTGCCGTGCGGATCGAACTTTGATGCCGGATTCCCAATGACGAGCATCTTGAACTCACGGCAACCCTTGGAGAGGTTTGTACACGCTTCAAACGCTGCTTCAGGCGTATCTGTCGCTTCGTCGATGATGACCATCACGCGTTCCGCGTGAATACCCTGAATGTTGGCCACCGCCTTCGAGGTGTTACCTTCGGCGACGGCGATAGCTGAAATAGAGTGCCGGTCGTCACCTTTGACAGCCTGTAACGCCATCTTCGAATCGACCATGTTTCCGGGGAATCCTCGCGATTTCCGAACAAGATCCTGAAGATTGGCCCACATACGCTTTCGGATCATCTTCGCGGTCGTCGATGTCAGGACAACCGTTGACTTGGCAGGGTTGGCCAACCACCAGACCGTCGCAAAAAGCGTTGCGCCAAAAGTCTTTCCGCTCGCTCCGCATCCCGCCCATCCAACGTAGTCATGCTCGCAGAGGCTTTCGACTTGAGCTTCTAACCACGGGTTCCAGCTCATCTTCGGCCAGAGCATTTTCGTCGCATTCTGAAAATGTTCGAAAGTGCCAAGTCCACCCTCGTTTGGTTGGAGTCGATTGCGGAAAGCGTACAGCTCCAGTTCAAGATCGGGAATCTTGACGGGAGAACGTATTCCGTACTTGTGGTCGATCAGTGGATTCTCAGACACTTGCTCTGCCATAGTTTGGCCTTGCATTAGTTGTCGTTGGACTTGAGGTTGTGCGAAAGGAAAAATATGCCGTCGCAACTTGTTTCTTCATCCGGCTGTTGCCAGCCTTGCGACTCCGAGCCGGTAGTCGTGAATATCCCCGGTCCTCAAGGGGCAGCGGGTACAAACGGCACCAATGGCACGAACGGAATTGATTCGTTTACCTACACGACGGCTGCGTTTTTTGTTCCTGCGCTTGGTTCGAGTGTTCTTGTTTTCGTCGATAACACCGAGTTTCTGCCCGAATCAGTCGCCGGACAGTTCTTCGTTTCGATTCAGGGTCTTGGGTACATGCAGGTTCTGTCGGTTGACGGCTTGCAGCTAACGCTTCAAAACCCCGCTCCCGGTGTTCTCGGCATTGCCAATGCGGTTCCGACTACGCTGATTCCTCCCGGTTCGCTCATCACGCTAGCTGGAGCAATTGGCCCTACGGGTGCTGCGGGTGTTTCGGGTGGTGCGCCGGTTGGAGCTTCCTACATTTGCCGAACAGCAGATGCGACGCTGACGAACGAGACGGCTCTCGATTCGCTTGCCACCGGTTACATGAAGACCGCCGGATCTGGCGGTGCTGGCGTCGTCTCGACGGTTGCGACGGTGCCGGTTGGCGACATCAGTGGCACGTTGCCGATTGCTAAGGGTGGAACGAACCTGACGACAGCTCCGGCGAACAAGATTCCGGTGGGCGATGGAACCACCTATCTCCAGAAGGAAATCGTCGGAACAGCTCCGATTGTCGTCACAAATTCGGCTGGAAACATTACGCTGTCCGCGCCTTCAATCGTTCCATTCAACTACGTCACGTTTACGCGGAGGGTGACTGGTCTTGGGGCGGCAAATGCCCCGAACGTCAGCCCAACTTCAGCAAGCAATCCGTACAGCACATCTGTTTACACGACGGCATCTTATGCTGGCCTTGATTCAGCTTCTGGATTCACGGCATCAAGTGGACGTTTTACCGTTCCATACACCGGATACTACAGGATAGACGCTTATTTTAATCTTGATGCGGTATCAACAACCGCAACTGTAACTGTTTTTATCAGAAAAAATGGCTCTGACGTTTTGGCTTCTAAGTCATTCAATGTGACAAACAGTGGGTATCACCCAATATCATTGGTTTACATTGATCAAGCGTCAGCTCTAACTGATTATTACGAGGTATTGGTTGGCACAGACCATAACCTTTACGTCGATCAAGGTTCCTCATTCTCTGTCCAGCGGATTCAGGCTTAAACCATGAGCGAACGCGCACCACGCAGGTACACGGACGGATCTGTCACCTTCGATGGTGGCATTGATGCTGGCGTGATGCCTTCCGAAGTGGACAAGAATCAGGTTGCGTTCGCCGTCAATGCCAACTTCCGCGAGGGTTTCATATCGCCTCGCCCCGGTTTCGTTCAGAAGGACTACGACCTCTGTGTCACAGTCACCGCTGATAACGCCGAGATTACCGCTGACCAAACGAACGTGACGGCGGATGGGTGGTCAGAGGAATGCTACGGTCCTCAGGGTCTAACCGGCACGTTCCAATGCGCTTTACCATACATCTCGGACGATGGACGCACGTTCATCCTGCTGATGATCAGTGGTAAAGTGTGGCTTTACAACTGCGCTCAAAATAACGCTCAGAACCTCACAACCTCTCCCGACCTAGAGAATCCTTCCAACCTGCTCGATGGCTGGATGGTTCAGGCTGAGAACTTCGTCGTCATTCAGGATGGGTTCAGTAAGCCGCTGATCTTTAACGGAACAAGCCTGCGCCGAGCTAAGGACGACGAGATTAAGACCGGCAGAGTTATGGCCTACGTCAATGGCCGTATCTGGTACGCTCTTCCAGATGGGTTTTCATTCCGCGCTACCGACATCGTTTATGGGGATGGAACGCGAGCGAGTGTTCTCAAGGAAACCGAGAACACCTTCCTCAATGAAGGCGGAGACTTTTCGGTTCCGTCAGATTCAGGAGGCATCACAGCGATGGCCGTCCCCGGCGACCCAGATACGTCGCTTGGTCAAGGACCGCTTCTTGTCTTCACGCCTCGATATGTTTTCAGCGTCCAAGCCCCTGTAGACCGCGATGTCTGGAAGAACCTGAACTATCCGATTCAGGCTATCAGCTTGCTGACCAGCGGTGCGTTGGGCGCACGGTCGGCCATAACCGTCAATGGCGATGTCTTCTACCGAGCTATCGACGGCATCCGCTCGTTCATCATCGCTCGCCGGTCGTTCAGTGATTGGGGCAACACGCCTATCAGCGGGGAGATGACGCCCATCGTTGAGAACGATCAGTCGAGTCTCTTGTGGGCCAGTTCAGCCGTCGTCTTCGACAATCGGGTGCTAATGACTTCTCAGCCTCGATTCAATTCTGAGGGTGTGATTCATAAGGCCATATCTGTTCTGGATATGGAGCTTGTCACCTCGATGCGGAAGAAAGCTCCTCCAGCATGGGCTGGCATCTGGACCGGCCTGAACATCTTGCAGCTCGTCAAGACCGAGAACGCTTACGGGGACAACTGCTTCGCAATCGCTCGCGGATCGGATGACTCGATTCAGATTTGGGAAATCACCAAGTCCGAGAAGTTCGACATGAACTTGAGCGAGATTCCCAAGAAGGAAATCGAGTGGCAGGTTCAAACTCGAGCCTACAACTTCGAGGTTCCGTTCGGTCTGAAGCGGCTCGATTCCGGCGACTTGTTCATCGACAGGTTGGAAGGCGATGTCTCGTTCAACGTCACCTATCGGCCTGACCAGTATCCCGGTTGGATCGAGTGGATTGACTTCGCCGAATGCGCGACTGTTACGCAGTGCTTTGATCTTTGTCCGCTCACGAACTTCAAGCCGCAGTACCGGCCTAAGATGCGTTTTCCGACTCCATCGGATGCGCCGTGCAACGCGACGATCAGCACCCCCGCTCGGAATCTTTACGAGGTTCAGGTTATGATGAACATCATCGGGTATTGCCGGATCAAGAGTCTTCGGGTTCACGCCTACGACATTCAGGAGTCGAGTGTTGGAGAGTGCCGGACGGTCTTCCCTGCCTGCACACCGCTTGATGTCTGCGATATCAACCCGCTGACCTATACGTCAGAATAGCCTAACAATTATGCCAAACCTTACGCTCATCACTCTTACTCCGCCGAGTCTGCCGGTTGGATATTGTCCGCTGAATTACCAGACGTTGGCCAACGATATCATCAGCGGCACTCAGGCGACGTTCAACAGCTCGATTGGAAACTCGTTCTTCAACTTTGGATCTTCGACGCCTGCGCTGAATAATCAGGTTTATCCGTGGCTGGATGAAGATGGTAATTGGTGGGTCTTTAACGGTGGGTATTGGAATCGAAAGCATCCGGTTTCCATAACCAGTTCCGAGCGTCGGATCTTCATTGGCACCACCAACGACTTGCTTTCCTACGATGGTGGCGATGGAACTTCTAACCCTCCTACCAATTACACCGGAGCGATGTGGGAGGTTGATACGAATTTTCAGGCTCGCTTCCCAGTCGGTGCTGGAACCTTTGCGGCGAGCGGTGTTGTCACTGTAAACGGAACAACCACATCGACCGCTGTTGCTGGTGAAGATCAGCATTTGCTGACAACGGCTGAGATGCCTTCACATGCACACTTGATGACTTGGGATTCTCAAGACACCGCTGGCGGCAATCAGCTCAAAACTTTGTACCTTGGACCTGATGCCAACGTGCCTAACGACATCACCAAGAATACCGGAAGCGTTGGTGGCGATACGGCCCATAACAACCTGCCGCCGTTTTACGGTGTTTACTTCATCAAGCGAACCGCCCGAGTCTACTACACCAAATGAAGCTGATCGTTCAGGACATCCGCTCGACTATCGCTCGGGTCATCGGCGTATGTGTCGATGATCAGCGCGTTTATGATTACATCAACCAAGCGTGTCGAAGGCTTCTACACAAGGGGTTGTGGGCTGGTGCGTATGGACGATTCACGATTCATACGGTCGGCGGTTGCATCACTTGGCCGCGTCAGATCGAAACCATCGAAGCTGTAGCCGATTGCTGCGGAGTCGGAACGGTTCGCAATCAATGGTTCGAGTTTCAGGAAACCGGCTATGGACTGCTCAACTCAGGAGACGCTTGCGTCGGTAAGCAGCTTATTGACCGTGGGACTGTTGTCTCTTACCGCGACATGTCTGGTGGTCTTAACAGCTACATTCGAGTCTACCCTGGTGACGCTTCGGATGTCGGCAAGACAATCACCCTGCAAGGAGTCGATCAGAATGGTCAGTGGATTCGAACGCAGTCCGGCGGCGCATGGATTGACGGAGAGAAGCTGACGCTCGCTTTGCCCTACGTTCAGTCCACCAAGAAATTTACTCAGCTTACTGGCGTAATTCGCGAGGCGACGAACACCGCAAGCCGACTGTATGAGTATGATGCGACTGCGTTGTCCGAACTCGATCTGGCAGTTTACGACCCTGATGAAACTTTGCCGCAGTACCGTCGGAGCCTGCTGACCGACCGCTGCCACAACGACGAGGATAAGCCGGTAACGGTCATGGCGAAGATGCGCCATATCAACGCGACGAGCGTTAACGACTACCTTATTCCTCCGTGTCCTGATGCCATCAAGCTGATGGTCATGGCGATTCGCAAGGAGGAGAACGATTTGATTCAGGAAGCAGTGGCCTACGAAGCTAAAGCGGTTCAAGCTGTGCAGGAGCAGACGATGCAGTATCTGGGCGATGCTGTCGCGACGATACGCATGGTCGGTGTAGGATTAAATGGCGGTGGATTCTCGCAATGGTTCTGAACCAAAAGGATAATTTATGGCAATAGGACTTGGAGCGGCAATTTTGGGCGGGGCCGGAATCTCGGCAGCAGGAAGTCTGCTCGGCGGACTGTTCGGTGGAAAGAAGCCGAAGGTTCCTGAGCTGAAGCCGATTGATTTCGCCAAGGAGCAGCAGCAGGCGATTCAGCAGAACATCGCGTCGCTTGAGCCTGCTACCGAGTTGGCCAGAAAGACGACCGCCGCTGAACAGTCTCAGCTTGAGACACAGCTTCGTCGTGCGATTCCTGGTTATGACCAGCTTGTTTCTCAGGCTGGGCAGAACATTGCCGCTTCTCTTCGCGGCGAAATCTCGCCTGAAGTCTCCGCTCAGGTTCAGCGTTCGACCGCTGGACGCGCTTTGTCTGGTGGATTCGGCGCAGGATCTGGATTTGGCCGTGCGCTGACCGCTCGCGATTTAGGTCTGACCGGCATGCAGATTCAGAATCAGGGTCTTGCTCAGGCGCAGAACTTCATCCAGCAGCAGCGAGCGTTTGGTATGGTTCAGCCGTTCTCGGTGAGCAGCATGTTCATCACGCCAGCGCAGCGCATTGGAGCGATTCAGGAACAGCAGGCCAGAATGTACGGTCGTGACTTGACTGCCGCTCAGGTTGCTGCCGCTCCTTCTCCGATGCAGCAGGCGGCTCAGACTGCGTTCACGAACTTTGGAGGGACTGTTGGTGGCGCGCTGTCGCAGTACGGAATGTATCAGGGGTTGATGGCTGGCCAACGTGGGCCGTCGCCATCTTACAATCCTCAGAACGATCCTGAGCTTTACGCGATTCCTGCCACGAACACTTCCGAGCTAGGGCCGACTTCAACGAGCTTGTTCCCAGAGTACGGCTCTTCAATCTACGGACGCTAATCTTATGGCCGACCAATCTCTTCAAGCATTTCAGCTAGGCGCATCGCTGTTCGACCGCGCGCAGACGCAGGCTCGCATGATGGAGCAGTTCCAACAGCAGACTGCGGAGTCTGTACTTCAGCGACAGGCGTTAGAGCTTCAGAACAAGATTCGGGACATTACGCTTGCTGACACCATTGAGGAGCGGCAGGCACAGGTGGATGAGTTCAAGACGTTCTCGGATCTTAGCAAGCAAGTCGGAGATTACCTCGATAACCCTAGCGCAAAAGCAAAGTTTCCGGTCATTCCCGCTTTCAAGTCCAAGCAGTACCGGCTTGAGGCGGACAAGATGCTCAACAATCTTGAAAAGTATTCTGCTCGCGCTGAACTACTGAAAGCCAGAGACAGGGCGGAAGCCACCTCCAACACACTGAGAGCATCGACGATAAACAAGGCAATCGATGCGGGTGCGTGGATAGGCTTCAATCAAGACGGAAGCCCCAACATCGACGTTCAGAAAATGAACGCCTATTATGAAAAATTAGGAACTTCAAAGATTGGGCAAACTGAAGCTAAAACGGCATCAATTCTTGGTAATCTTGAACTTACCAGGGACAAGCTGACGGCGTTGATTGCTAACAATGCAAGTGATGCTGAAATTGAAAAAGCAAAACTGGAGTATCAAAAGTTAAAAGATGCTGCTCGGCTTGAGCTTGATCGGGATGAGTTTGGGCTTAAGAAGGCAACTCAAGAAGCTAAAACTGGACTTGAGCGGGAAAAGTTTGATTTTACTAAGGGGCTTCAACTCGACAAACTTGCGCTTGAAAAAATCAAAGTAAGTCAGCTCGGAAAGAGAACTGACGCTTATGTTCAAAAAATTCTCCAACCTGCAAAAGCTGGAGAAATTAAACTTAATGCGGTAGATGATAGGCTTGTCAAAAAAGCCGCTGATGACATCGCCAACAAGCAAGGAATTTCTGACGCAATTGGATATGAGATTAGTGTTCTCGATGATCCGTCAATTGACGAATATGTGAAACGAGCTTCCGCTCAGAATATCCTTAAAATTCTAAATAGCGCAGAAGGCAAAGACGCTGTTGGTGTCGAAGAGTCGAAACGCCTTGGACAATTCCTTGAATTTCAATTGAACCCAGTCAAAGGGTTTGCAACCGGAAGGGTATTTGGAACCGATCTTCCTAGATTTGTTGAACAAATTCAGATCAAGAAAGACGAGCTTGATACCCGTGTCAGCGAGGGGATGAACCGGGTAAACAGTATTTACAGGAAATACGGAAAAGACCTTCCCGCCGGAACGTCTCAAACGCCTTCGAGAAGCACAATGATTACGGCTCCTGCCCCACAAACAGCGAGTTCTACGAATGCTGCTGTTTCTATACCTTCTTTTAAGACGATCCAAGAAGCGAAAGCCGCTGGGGTTCAACCCGGTGCTAGGGTGATTATCAACGGAGTGCAAGGAACAATTAAATAATTTATGGATGAGTACGTTTTGCAGAACGAAGGTCAACCTGATCAAATGCAGGTTGGCCAACCCATTCAGTCGGTTGATGTAGGTCTGCCTGAACAATCAATGAGTCAGGTTTCTGCTCAACCTGAAATCACGTTTGTTCCAGACGAGCAGCAGGGAATAAATGCGACTCCAGAGATTTCGTTTGTTCCAGACAAAGCTCCAATGGGTTCTATGGAGGCTGTGAACCAAGCCGCTGAACAAGCTCCACTTGTCGGTCGTGATACATTCAGGCCGAAAAGCCTTCTTGTTGAGCAAGCTGACCTCAGACTCGGACGCGAAAGTGCCAAGAAGTTTCAGGAATTGGAAGCTACTGGATTCAACCCTTCCGTACCCATTGAGTTTACGCCTCAAGAACAGAAGCTGCTGAACGAATATCGTTTCAATCAGGCTCGCCGAGGACTTGGAATGGCTGCTGGTGCAGCTGCTGGAATTGGTATTTCTCAGATTCCTGGCCTTCAAACTGTTGGAGGAGAAATGCTCGCTGGAGTTGGAAGCGAGCTTCTTCGCCAGACGATAGCTCCAGAGCCGTACGATGTCCAAGAAGCTGCTGCTCAAGGGATTCCTCTTCTTAGTTTTTCAAAGCGAGGAGCTGGAGGGTTTCGCAGTCCTTTACAGTTTTTGACCACTGCTGAAACTGGAGTTACTCAGCAGTCTTCAAGGTTGAAGCAAATCCTAAAAGAAGGTGCCGCTGGTGGAATGACTGGAGCAGCTCAAGGTCTTGCATCAACGCTTGGAGATGAGTCTGGAAAAACAGAGGAAACCATTAAGCAAGCGGCACTAAGCGGTCTTTTTCTTCCCACGTTTGCGGGAGGTTTGAGGGGTCTTGGCGCGCTTTCTAGAAGTGGGCCAAGCCTGAGAAGGTTTGCTGGAGAACTTCAACGTCCTTACACGCAGCAGTTTTTAACCGAACGCGCAGACGCAATTCGTCGAGAACTTGGTGCAGGTGGAGGAATTGACCCTGCATTGGCTGGACAATTGGCCGACACACTTTACTCGCCGGAACTTTCTGGAACTCGACCTGAAGACATCCGCGCTTGGGGAGAAAACATTCAGACGTTTCTGCAAGATTCAATTAGAAGAGGATCTGCCGCTGGATTGAGTGGCGACGAGCTGACCAATCAGATCGTTTCAGAACTCAAGCGCGTCACTGAGCGCAAGGACATCGACGATAATCTGATTAGCGGAATCGTTCTCAATGCTCAGCAGATGATCGGGGAGGCAAAAAAGAAAGTAGACTTTGAATTTGCTTCAAAAAACGCCGAGCTGCTCGGTGCTGCAAGAAGGGCTGAAGGAGAACTTCAGTTGGGGTCTAAGTCTCTTTCTGATGACATCAGGAATCTTGAGATTCAAAAGAAAGACCTCAAGGCGTCTGACGACATTACAAGAACCCAGATCGACAACGAAATAGCTGACAAGCAACGGCAAATTGATGAAATCGAAAACGGATTTGATCCGAAGTTCGATTACGGAAAACCCGTAGGTCAGTTTGAAACTGGAAAGAAATTTAGTGAAGAAGCAAACAGACTTCTAAAGGATTTCAAATCAAAGCAAAATGCTGGGTACAAAGCTTTAGATCCTAGACTTGAAGCGATTTCAGTTCCTGTTGAAAGACTTGATAGGAATGGCGATGTGGTTAAGGACAAAGATGGGAATCCAATTGTCGATCTTTTCACTCTTAAAGACCTGAAAGAAAAGAGGACTGAAATTCTTGATCAAATCGACTTCAACAAACCTGTTCAAAAAGCAACTTACGACAAGTTTGAAGAACTTGAACGTGTTGAAAAAAGAATTGAAGAAGGACTTAATACTGATCCTGATTTACGAGATAAGCTTAAAGCTCAAAATGCATCTTACCGTGAAGGCATAACGAGATTCAAAGGAACTCTTATCGGAAGTCTTCTGCGCGAGACTGGTGAAGGTGGCGGAAAGCCGTCAGCCGTGATGAGCCTACTTGGATCGAGTGGCGGCGAAGCATTGGAGGTGATGAAGAAGTTGGCTGGATCAGATTGGGACACTTCATTCAAACCAATGCTCTACGATTTTGTTTACAACAAGTTGAGAACAGAAGGTCAAACTCCAGTTGAGTTCTTGAATCTTTTGACTCAAGCAAAACGAGGAAAAGGAAGTGGGCTAACACAAGAAGTTGCCAACGAGTTTTTCCCTCAGCTTTCTGAAATCCAAGACGTTGCAACACGTTACAAGGGTTTGGTTGACAGAAAG